TTTTAAAACTTTTTATCATGAACGAAAATAATTTTGTCAACTGGGAGCTAGTAAGCTCTTATTGTAGTGATTCTACCAACACCATTTCAAAATGGGTTGCTGAATCATTGAGATCGACCGCGTCTACCGCTGTTTCGCTCTACCCGCATTACCAAGGGTTGAGAGAAATGGTTTCCTTAGTGGTTAATTTCCTTGTGTATGATGGTATCACCATTGCCGTTTTAATAGCGGCTTTGGGAGTTCTGTTGTACTTCCTGTGGTTTGTTATCCGCATTGTCACTTATGTGATCATGTGGTTCTGCCACGCCCTCGAAACCTGGCGTTATGCTAGGCTTCACCCTGTTTCCGTGGTTCCGAAAAATGATGTAGAAATCATCATGAATGAACACGCTGCAGGATGTGTTATCCGACATGTTCTTGGCGTGCCAATCATGTACGGTCCTGACGGCAAAGTTATAGGCATTGTTCCCCAAGAACGTCCAAAAGCCGAGTGTGAGCCAGAAATGGCATTAGCATCCGTGTTTAGACCCGTTGCAGACGGAATGATGGCCGAATACGGCATAATGTCAATCAAAACCCATGATGGGAAACTGATTGGAATGGCATATCGCTGCGACCACGAAGGTGCGTCGTTGTTGAATACTGCGTTCCACGTTTATGCTGAGGTTCGAAAACAACCTAATTGTTACATTCAGGTGGATGACAAGCGTGTCGATTTTGACATGAGCTGGCTCGTCTACGTTGTTTCAAACCAAGATGATTTCGATACTTTATCTTTGCGCGTTCCCCAAGACATATTTTCCCGTTTAGGCCTCAAAAACCTTAAACACTCCATGCCCGTTGACACAACCCCCGTAACCCTTTATGGGTTTAATGGTACGCAATATTCCCAGACTACGAGTCAATTGCAGTACGATGATGAATCAGCCGGTGCGCTTCTTTATGATGCTAGCACCGTTTACGGCTGGTCAGGAACTCCAATCCTTCAAGGAAGAAGAGTTGTTGGCACACACATTGGGGCGTTAGTTAACAAGAAACTGAACTTTGGCTATGCAAACATCTGGCGATGCGTTGTAGAAGAAGCTTACATCTATATGAATGGAAAATGGGTTTGGGTGTCTGAGTTACCCGGCGAAGCCGGTGACACAGTCACTAAACACTACCAATTTTCAAACAAAAGATATGATGTGTCGTACAATCACCAGTTTATCACTGTGGATTCCGTTGTTATTGACGGTTCCCCTTATGTTAAATACTTTGATGAGGACACTGATGAATTTGCTTATGCGCCATTCAGAGAACAGGGTTTTCAGGCGGCGAAAACAGCGATCCCTTCGCTGGATTCGAAGCCCATCCCCACGAAGGGAGAACTAGAGCCTTCCCATTTGCCTTCACCGAAGAAATCCGTGAGCATATTGAAGAAGGAATCGGTCTCGTTAAGCGATACAAAATCCATTGCAAACCGGCCTTTGCCAAAACAAAGGTCACCTGTGATTACATTGAGAAAGCAACCGAGATCATCCCTAGTCTTGCAGAGTGGTCCTGGCCCCAGTCAGGATCCTCCGCTGAACTCAGGAGTCTCATCACACAGGCATCAAGACATATACGTTCTAGCTGTGTCGATGACTCGAAAGCAAGAGAAAGTTTACAACGCTGTCTGCCATATTCGAAGATTCCACGTGGCTTTGAGAAACAGTACGCCCGAGGGGCGTTTGATCTTACGCCAGAGACTATTAACCTTCGTTTTATCATTACCAAATCAGTCGATCGGAGATCCAGCCCAGGATTTCCTTTCAACTCTTTAGGGAGTGATAACGGCCAGATTATAGACAGCTACTACGGCTTGTTAGTAGACTGTGTTATGGCCAGATTACAAGCGTTGTTTGAGTACGATCCATCGAATCAAACTCCTATGTCCCTAGTGGAACAGGACCTGTGTGATCCTGTTAAAATATTCATCAAAGATGAACCACATACTTTAGAGAAAGTACAGCAAGGAAGATTTAGAATTATCTGTGGTGTTAGTTTAGTGGACAACGTAATCGCGAGATTGCTTTGTTCATTACAAAACAACACGGAAATTTTGAATTGGAAATCATTGCCCGTTAAACCGGGTATGGGGCTGCATGACGAGGGTCTGCAGTCTCTTTATGAAACAGCTTGCGACATTTCTAATTTTAATCAGCACCCCCTTGTGGAGACAGATGTTAGTGGCTGGGACTGGACGTTCCAGCAACGAGATTTTGACAATGACTTACAAAGACGGCTCGCCCTAAACAATTCGGCGGGGACTGTATTTGAAAAGATTATCACTTCCCACTTCCATTGCATGGCTCGCAAGGTGTTCATGTTGTCTGATGGATCTGCTTACGAGCAGGTACACCCAGGCGTTATGCCCTCTGGTTGGTACAATACCTCCTCTACGAATAGTTCAGCGAGGATTATTGATCACCTAGCAGTGTGTAACGCCCTTGGAATAAGCTCAAATGGAGCTATGTCCATGGGTGACGATTGTGCCGAAACTTTCACCCCCATGTTGGACCCTGAGAAAATCAGGAGTGCGTACATGAAGCGTGGTAAAAGAATCAAGAACATCGCCCTTTCAACACCATCCGATTTCACGTTCTGCTCCCAACAGTTCGTTGGTGAAATCGCTTACCCGATTAACATTGCTAAACAGCTCTACCAATTGCTCAGCTATAAAACGCTCAGTCCTGAGGATAGAGACATTCGTTTAGCTCAGTTTTATCAGGAAATGCGCCACCTTCCGAATTTGCAGATGTCAAAAGTGATTGAGGCTGTCGAACACAGCGGTTGGAAACGTAAAGTTTTCACCCAACTGCAGTCTGGTATAATTGGGTCCCCCCCTGTAAAACGCCAAAACGTTGAATTACGTGCTAACAAGAACGCCGAGAGGCCGCACGGCGAAAATCCTCTTAGAGGTGTGGGTGGGATGAACGGTCCGCGCCAGTCATTCGCGTATCCAATACAAATGACAAATAAGAAAACTAAAACCGCGAGTAGCACAGCTATTCGCAAATTGACCAACAAGGTAGCAGCCTTACAAATGCAAAAGACCAAAACTAAGAAGACCAAGAAAACTCCATTCGGAGACACTGGATCTATCGTCGGTTCGAAAGTGGGTGCCATGTTTGGCAGCGCTGCTTCGGGCAATTCGATCGGTCGGTGGCTCGGGACTGGTATTGGTTCTATCTTTGGCAGTGGTGATTACACTGCTATGGGTCCACGACCCGAGTATAACATTTTATCAGGACAGGTTCCAAAATTCTCCTCAACTCACGCAACAAACATTGTTTGCCATCGCGAGTACCTTGGTGATATTAATGGCACTGCTGGTTTCTCTAATACTGCTTATCCTTTGAATCCCGGAATGTCAGCGACTTTCCCCTGGCTCGCAACCATTGCAGCCAATTATCAACAGTATAAGTTTCATGGACTGGTCTTTGAGTTCAGATCGCTTGTAACCGATTTCGTCACTGCGGGTTCGCCCGGAGTTTTGGTTATGACAACAAACTATAACGCGGATCAAGCTCCTTTCGTCTCCCGACAAGAAGCTGAAAACGCCGAGTTTGCGGTGGCTACGAAGCCCACCGTAAATCTGTCTCACATGATTGAATGTAAGCCTTCCGAGGTAGCGAACAAGCTGTATAACGTCCGTACAGGTGCAGTTCCGCTCGGACAGGACCTCCGTCTTTATGACTATGGTAACACTCAGGTTATTACCCAAACAAACCCCACTATTAATTTAGGAGAGCTTTGGGTTACCTATTGCGTTGAATTCTTTAAGCCGACTTTGTCGCTTGAGAATAGCGTTTTAGAGTCCGCACAGTTCCATTCCTACAGAGTGGGCACGTCTGCCGCAAGTCCGTTAGGAACGGCCCAAGTAACTTACTCTGGGTCGTTAGTAGCGGCGGTGGCAGGAAACTCCATCTCTGTTAGTAATGCCACTCCAGGCGCCAAGTATCTTCTTACGCTCACCATCTCGGGATCAGTCGCAGCCACCACTGCGATTGTTATCCCCACCCTCGTCGGTTGTGTTGCTTCTGCCATTCTCAATAATGGAGCTGCTTACTCAGTAAACACCACCGGAACCTTATGTACCTTTTCTACGGAACAGGTTTGTGTGTTATGCACTGCCAGCACGATGACTTTTAACTTCGCTGCTGGAAGTGTTCTTCCAACCGGAAGCACCTCATGTGAGATTTATCTCACGGTTGTTGATCCTTCGATCACAGCTTAAGGTAATTAGCGTCCCTGATACGACGTAAAACTATCAATCGTGTCCTCAACAAGACGTTAAACTGTTGTGCCCAGATTTATGTGACAATAAACTGGAAAATAAAATGTCCGCAGACTATCCCTGCGTTAACAAAGCTCAGTTTGTTG